AAGATGAGATTATAAATTTAACCACAGGAAGCTCAATTATCTTCAAAGGTATCAGAACATCAAGTGGTAATCAAACGGCTGCCCTGAAGTCTCTAAATGGCGTTACAACGTTTGTATTAGATGAAGCAGAAGAGCTTACTGATGATGCTACATTTGATAAGATAGATTTCTCTGTACGTTCACAAACTAAACAGAATAGATGTATATTGATATTAAATCCTACAACAAAAGAGCATTGGATATATAAAAGATTCTTTCAGGATGCAGGAGTAAAAGCTGGATATAATGGTAAGACAAATAATGCTACTTATATTCACACAACTTACAAAGACAATAAAGATAATTTGTCTGAGTCATTCCTACAACAAATCTTTGATATGAAATTAAAGAGAGCTGATAAATATGAGCATCAGATATTAGGAGGTTGGCTAGCGGCTGCTGAGGGTGCTATATTTAAGAACTGGAGAGTAGGAGATTATATACAAACAGAGCTTACTTGCTATTGTCAAGACTTTGGATTTTCTGTAGACTTAACAACTCTTGTGAAAATATCTGTAGATAATGCACTTAACAAGCTGTATGTCAAAGAGATATTTGGTAAGCCTGGAATGTCTACAACAGAGATAGCTATGAAGAATAAGATGGAATGTGGAGCTGACTTAATTATCTGTGATAGTAGTGAACCACGTCTTATCAAAGAGATTAAACAGAAAGGAGGATTAAACATAAGACCTACAATAAAGAAGAAAGGTAGTATCTTATCTGGTATAGCATTGATGCAGGATTATGAGATTATAGTAGATAGAAACTCTCATGGTATTGTAAGAGAATTAAATAACTATGCTTGGCAAGAAAAGAATGCTAAACCAAATGTAGGTTATGAACATTACCTTGATGCAATAAGATATGGATTGACATACCTTGTGCAGAATAAGAACTCAGGAAGATATATCATAAGGTAGCTCTTAAACATAGTAGGTCTACTCTTAAACATAGTAGGGTCTTGTCATCATTAAACATAGTAGGTCATTAAACATAATAGGTCTTCTCGAGGCCACCTCTGTTGACCTTATTTGGAATGATTCTAAATAAGCAGATTGAACTTTCACGAACCGAAATTGCAAATCATAATTTTCAGTAGCCAAATCAAAATAATTTTGTTAGTGTCAATATTTTTTTGTATAGGAACTTATTTGTTAAAGTTTAGTTAAAGTGTTTGCAAGTATTAAAATAATTGCTTATGGACGCATTTTAAAGCGTTTTAAGGCCGTTTAAGGTCTCTGTGGTATAATACCATTAAAAAGTTGAGAAAGTCTCTTAATCAAATTTCGTGTTAAAGTTTTGTTAAAATATTTGTTTGTTAATTATTTGTTTATAAATTAGAGGCAATAAAAATTAATAATTATGAATTACACACAAACAAAGGTTGACTCTAAAACGAGCGACATTATTTTTAACTATGTATTAAGCTCAAAGTATAATGAGATAATAAATAGAAATGCAACTATCAATGATTTCATGGAAAGAAAAATCGATAGAGTAAAGCAAGAACTAATTAAAGAAGCAAAAGAATATATTTTCAATGTTGATGAGGATAGATATTCAGCAGAAGAATTAGTAAGAGATTTTTTAGATAGATTATAATAATGAGAGGGGGGTGGTTAATAAGGTTAGTTTTTGTGACATTTTCATTACCTAAATTTTGCCCCCCTTTTTTAACACTTAAATAAATAATTATGGAAACATTACTCGAACAAATTACAAACATTTTAAACGGCTGGTCTGGAGAAGATGAGTCAACTTTTGTTAACTTACATACATTACTTGTAAAAGAACAAAAAGCGATAAGTCAAAATGACTTTGAAGAACTTTGTATAGATTTAGAAAACTTTATATTAAACAGATGCAACACAGAAAATTAAAACAATTAAAACACAAAATCAAAACTAATAGAGAACAAAGAATATTAAATAATATCTTTGAGAGTTACTCTAAAACAATGTTAAAAACAATTAAAAAGAATGAACAAAAAAACATTTAAGAAAGTATATAAGCAATACTTAAAAGCAAGGTATTTCTTTAAAGAAGATTGTCAAGCAGTCTTAAAGGAATATAGACCGATGAGAAATATCGGAATGATGATAAAGAAATTCTTTAATCCAAAATGTCAACAATATTGGATTTGTGTTCCCCTCAGAAATGGAAAGCAAAAAACTAAAGGAATTATTTATTATGGATACAATAAACTTTTTAAACGATAAAATAAATATAAAAGATGAATAGATTAAAAGAATTTTTACAACAGGATTTACTTGAAGCTCATGAATGTTTCTATAAAGTAAATAAGAATATTGAAAATCATTTTCCATACCATCAAATCGAACCATTTAAAAGAGAATTAGAAAAATTAGATAATTTTTTTACTTATTGGAATTATCACGTTAAAAACTTAAATAAATAAATATGACACATTCAGCAGATATTAAAAGAATAAAAGAGGATTTACAAAAGTTAAATAGTGAGTCCTTAACAATACCTCATGAAAAAAGAAAGGGATTGTTAGAACAAGACATCGAGATTGTAGTTAATTCACATTACAAGATTGGCGATGAGGACAAATGGGAACGTTTAGCGAACTTAAATGTATGGGGGTATAGTATAACACAAAAAGAATTAGATATACTCACAGAAGCTCTTAAAATGGTTTATATGAACCATCAAGACGGAGAAGTTAAGCTACATTTAACACATAATCACGAATATATAAATTGTTAAGATATGAGAGAAGAAAAATTTGAATGTTTTGATTGTGGGTGTTACTATTGGGTTAAAGATAGAAACGATTTTCAATGCCCAAATTGTGAACAAAATGAATATAAAACTTGTGATAATTGTTCTTATGATATTGTAGATGACGAGGGAAATATTATGGAACATTATTGTACAAACAATTAAATTAAATAAATATGAGACAAATAACAAAAGAAGCAGTTAATAAATTTCTGCAAGGCGAAAATTATAGCAAAAATAATACTCAGGTCTGGTCTGGGTATGAATGTTCACCTCAAAGAATTACTAAATTATTTTTACATGGGAACTTAATAGCTCAGAGGTCAGCATATGGAAACACAATAATAACAAATGCTGGTTGGTTCAGTAATACTACAAAGGAAAGATTAAACGGATTATTAGATTTATTTGGATATGATAAAATATATCAGAAAAAATTCAAATGGTATCTAATGGACAAAGTTTGGAACGGAAATCCCGTTAAGCTTCTTAAACATAATACGTGGGAATATGTATAATTAAACGCAATACCCTCTTAAACATAGTACCCCCTTAAACATAGTACGTCTTTGGGGGTTTTTTTGTATTTTCTTATTTAGAATGATTATAAATAATATTTTTTTATACTCTACCACGCTACAAAATTATAAAAATCATTTAACCGAGTTGTTAAAGATTAGTTAAATAATAAAAAAGCTAATAGAGGCCATTTTTAAGCGTTTTAACGGCTTTTATTGTTTGGCTAATATGTAACCATTAAAAAAAATAGTTATGCAAATAGGCGAAATTTTCCAGAGGTAGAAAAAACACTAATTAAAAAAAAGTTTGTTAATTATTTGTTAATTAAATTTTTTATACTTTACTTTGTTTTATATTAACATTAAAATTAAATAACTATGGAAACACAAACAAAAATTTTTCTAATACTCGAAGAAAACAAGTTAAAAATACATGAGTGTTTGAACAGAGAAACAGGTAAAATTGAACCTTTAAAATTTGAAGATTACGAAACGGCTAACGAATTTGCTAACATGCATTCTGACATTTGGCAGGTTATAGAGGTTAACTTTAATTCAAAAAGAGTTAAACATAAGCCAAATATGACGGGTACGTTTACAACAAACATTTTTCCTGTATCATTAATTTAAAATCAATTTAACTCAAAACATTTAAAAAATGAAAAACAATTTAATACTTTTTATTTACTTAACAACTTTTGTCTTAACAATTTACCTAAATATAGAATTATGAAAGCAGAATATAAAAAATTAAGAGATGATTTAGAGTTCTACTATGAATTAGATTTAAATAACTGTAGTATGACTCATGAGTCATGGATTAACGAAATAACTTTATTAATGACTAATAAAGATTATAATAAAGAAATTTTAAAAGAAATAAAAGAATATAAAAGAATAAGAAAATAAATATGAAAAAATACACAGATTTAAACAAATGGGAAAAGTTAGAAATCCAAGTAATTGGATGGGCTTTCATCATGGGCTTTTTAGCTCTCTTTTTATTATTACCAAATTTAATTTTATCACTATGAAAACAGAAAATCAAAGATTTAAAAGACTATTAAACATCGGATATATGAACGCTTATAGCTCAGAGGTTTGCGTTAGTCCGTTTATTGTTCAAGATGACATGAACGCACAGGGGCTGAATTGGACAACCTTAACAGAAGAACAAATAAGAGATTTTATTTATAATAACTATTAAAAAAATAACTATGATTACAACAGAAAACAAAACACAAACAAACTACGAAAAGCTAACAGAATTAATTGATGATTATACGGGCATTTATTTGCCTGACTACATCACAGAGGATGATATAGAATATGAGGGTATTGCCGTTGCTGAGGATTTACACGAGGCTCTACACGACAAAGGTGCTTTTAATATTGATATTATTTACTACCATAAAGCAATAGAATATCTAAGAGACAACGATAGTAGTTTAACTGAGTCTCTTGAAATTGCTTCAGAACTCGGATACACAACAGAAAATCTAAACTCTGAAATACTTGCGAGTTTATTAGCAAGTCATAAAGCTATGTCTAATTATTGGGACATAGGTCCTGAAATAGATGAGCTATTGTAGTTAATTTTTATTAATTGGTTTTAGAGGGCTTCGGCCCTCTTTTTTATGCTCTAAAGCTATTAATTTAACATAATATAAATTA